GCTGTAAAAAGAGGCGGTTTAGCAGCGTTTTCAGGCTTGCAGATCACATCGTCTGCAACTGGTGGGCTTGGCCTGCCGGGGTTTGGTGACGCGTCTATTTCGTTCATTGTTGACGATGCGACCGGGAAGCTTATATCAAGCGGCTCAGGTACTGCTTTATTGTCGTTCACGGCTGCAAATGCGCTGCTTACAGCGTCGATTAGCGGCTTGGGTACAGCATCGCTAACGCTTGCAACAAACGCCCCTTTGTTGGGCGCAAAAGCAGGCGCGGTTGGCTCTGCTAGTTTTGTGATTACTGGCACGCTTACCCCGTATGCAATTGGTAGTATGACTGGCTCGACTGTAGACACATCAGTGCTAACGGTTGACACGATCGCGGCGGGTATTTTAGCGGCGGCGCTGACTAACCCAATCCATGCCGATATTCGCCGCGTCAATAGCTACGTGGTTTCGGGCAACGGACAAACCGGAACGGAGTGGGGGCCAGTTTGACCACGTTCAAAGGTTGGGGTACTAGTTGGGGCGATAGCTGGGGGCCAACTGATAGCAACCCAGGCGCAATGGTCGGGGTTGCGTCATTTGCCTTTGCGCTGAGTGGTCAATTAACCGAGTTTACAAAACTAGAGCTTTTAGGCGGTGGCCCAGGCAAGCCCAAACGGGTGATAGATTACGCGCCAGATAGCTACATGCGGCGGTTGTTCAGCCCGCCCGTACAAATCGTTTTAGATGAGTTAGAGCCTGAAATAGCTGAAGTCATAGTGGCTGAGGCGGCTCAGGTAGTCCAAGAGGTCACAAAGCCCAGCAATGAAAAGCGGACACAAGAGGCGTTAGAGGCGCTAGGGTTCGCGTATCAGCAAGCCTACAAGCAGATATTTATTGAACTAGTCGCGGAAATGCGGCAAGCACAAGAAGATGAACAAATCGCGCAAATTATCGCAGCGCTAATTTAATCCGGCGTAACGCCAAACCGTACCCGTTCGGCATAACGGGGTCGAGCCGAAAGGCTTTTACTTATGACCACTGAAACGCAAGAAGTTGCGGGCGAAAGCCTGCCCGTTGTACTCGACAACGCAAACACCGAGGCACAGAACACCCCAAACGCTACTGCGGCGGCTGGTGATGTGGAACAAAAGCAGGACGAACCCGCAAAGACATTCACACAAGCTGAAGTTGATGCAATGGTTCAAAAGCGGCTCTTGAAAGAAGAGCGCAGGGTACACCGACGTATTGAGCAGCAGTTGCGAGAGCAGCAGCAAAGCGAAGTACTAAAGGTAGAACCTAGGCGTGAAACCTTCCAAGACGATCAGGCGTACATCGATGCACAAATTGAGCATCGTGCAGCAGTACTGGCAAGCCAGCGAATGGCAGAACGAGAGCAGCAATTAGAGGCTGAAAAGCGAAGCGAGAGCTTCATTGAAAAAGCCGAAAAAGCAAGCGAGCGTTATGCAGATTTCCAGCAAGTAGTAGGTAACCCATCACTACGCATTAATGAAGCAATGGCTGAGTACATCAGCGATAGCGACATGGGTGCAGACGTTGCCTATCACCTCGGGAAAAACCCTTCGCAGGCCGCACAGATTGCGCAGTTGTCACCGATCAGAGCTGCTAAAGAGTTAGCCCGCCTGGAAAGCGAGTTAGCCGCAAGACCGAAAGCCAAGCCTAGCCAAGCACCCGAGCCTATTACTCCAGTTGGCACCCGTGGTAAAGCGTCAACGTCTTCACTGCCAAGTGATAACGACGACATTGATACATGGATGCGTAAAGAGCAGGCCCGATTGCGAGGCAGGTAAATCCACTGACCCATGCCCGCCACTAAGCGGGTTTTTTCATTTTTGAAAGACCATCATGCCTAATTCACTACTTACCCCAACAGCAGTCACCCGTAAGGCGCTGCAAATCCTTCACCAAAAATTGAACTTTATCGGATCAATCAATCGCCAATACGATGATTCGTTTGCCAAAACCGGCGCGAAGATTGGCGATTCGCTCAAGATTCGCTTGCCAAACCAGTACACTGTCCGCAATGGCGCGGCACTGGCTGCGCAGGATACCGCCGAGCAAAGCACGACGCTGACTGTCAGCAACCAAAAAGGCGTTGACGTTAACTTCACGACCGCTGAAATGACGTTGAGCCTGGACGACTTTTCAAGCCGCATTCTTGAGCCTGCAATGTCTGTTTTGGCTGCGACGATGGAGGCCGACGCTTTAAGCATGGCGCTTGATGTGTATAACGCAGTGCCTAATATCGGCGCGGCTATTACGCTCAACAAGGCGCTTGGCGCGCGTAAGCTGCTGGTCGATAACCTTGCACCTGGCAACGAGCGAACCATGATCTTGAACACTCAAGACAACCTTGATTTAGTTGACGGCTTGAAGGGTCTATTCCAAGACAGCACTGAGATCGCAAAGCAGTATCGAGAGGGCATGGTAGGACGTACAGCGGGCTTTGGCTCGATTTACGAAAATACCTTGCTTGGCTCACAAGCTACAGGTACAGCCGCATCGGTAACGACCTACACCATTAACGGTGCAACTGCATCGGGCGCGACTGGTATCGTCGTCCAAACTGGTGCAACTACCTTTAAGAAGGGCGACGTTATCACGCTGGCTGCTGTCAATCGCTGCCATCCTGAAACCAAGGCCGATACAGGCGCTTTGCAGCAGTTTGTCGTGACTGCTGACTACGTCGGCGGCGCAGGCACGCTGCAAATTAGCCCGCCTATTTTTGGCCCTACGTCGCTTGGCCTGCAAAACGTGGTTGCTTTGCCTTTGACTGGCGCTGCGATCACCAAACTGGGCGGCGCGTCTGCCGTATATCGCCCTTCGCTGGCATTCCACAAAGACGCTTTCACCTTTGCGACTGCTGACTTGATGATGCCTGAAGGCGTTGACTTTTCAGCCCGCGAAGTGTTTGATGGCTTGTCAATGCGGATTGTTCGTCAGTACGCGATTAGCACCGATACGATGCCATGCCGGATTGACGTTTTGTACGGCTACAAGACGCTTCGTGCCCAGCTTGCAGCGCGCATTTTGAGCAACTAGCCATGAATTGCATCCCGGTTCGCGCCGGGGTGCTTTTTCTTGAGCCTTCGCGGTTGACGAAAAAGCAGGACAAACATGACTACAGCACTAACAATTATTGACCGCGCTTATACGATCTTTGGGTATAAGGACGCGGGCGAGCCTTTGAGCGCTGACGATGCTAATCAAGGCTTGAACGCGCTTAATAGCATGGTCGATAGCTGGAATACCCAGCGGCTTTTTATCGTGTCTACGGTTGAAATAGTGGGCACTGTATCAGGTGCACCGGCTGGTGTTGGGCCTGCTCTGACGTTCAACACAATTAACCCTGTAACGGTCGAGAATGGGGCTTTCACTCGGGTGGGCGGTGTCGATTACCCGATTGAAATGATTGACCGCCAAACGTATGCCGGATTGACGCTCAAAACGGTTACGTCAACATTCCCGCAATACGCCTACTTCGACCGTCAGTTACCCACATCTACCATCTACTTTTACCCCGTTCCGTCAGCGGCGGTGCAGGTTTATCTACCTTGCCAAGTTCAATTAAGTGCATTCGCTGATTTGGTTACGGATTACAGCATTGCCCAAGGCTACCAGCGGGCGCTTGAGTTGTCCTTAGCTGAAGAGTTGGCAATGGGTTTGCGAGATTTGCCCGCTGTAGTCGTGCGCAATGCAGCAAACGCACGTCGCGTAATACGCCGCTCAAATGTAGAAGTGCCGTTGCTGAATGTGATGCCTCAAAACACTCGCTTTAACATTTATTCTGGAATGTAAGCGGCCTATGAAACTAAGAATTCCATTTGTTGGCCAGTCCTACACGGCTAGGAGCATCAACGCAGATGCGCAGCAAACCCTAAACTGCTATATCGAGCTGGACAACAACAGCCCACGCGCTCCAGCGGCTTTGTATGGCACGCCTGGAACTGTTTTACGCGGTGCGTTATCAGTTGGGCCTACACGTCAGGTATTGGCTGAAGGCGGTTATATGTGGTGGGTGTCTGGCCAATACGTTTACCGCGTTGATTCGAGTTACAACATCACGGTTTTAGGCACGATCAATACGCTAACCGGCGATGTGGCAATGGCCTCAAACGGCACGCAAATATTGATTGTTGACGGCGTAAGCGGCTATTTAATAAACGTCCAAACCGCCACGCTTACCCAAATATCAGACCCTGATTTTCCCAACGGGGTCAAACGGTGCACGTATCAGGACGGTTACTTTATTGTCACTGGCTTGGCAAATAGTCAGGCGTTTTACATCAACCAAACCGCTTACGATGGGGCTGCATGGGACGCGCTTGATTTCGCAAGTGCCGAGGGTTCTCCAGACACCACAATTGGGGTGATTTCGGACCATCGTGAATTGTGGCTATTTGGTGCTAATTCTGTCGAGATTTGGACAAATACAGGGTCACAAGATTTCCCATTTCAACGCAGCGGAAACTCATTTATCGAGCATGGCTGCGCATCGGCTAGCACGATTGCAAAAGCTGACAACACGGTATTCTGGCTAGGCTCAGATGATCGAGGTTCCGGGATTGTGTGGCGTGCAAATGGCTACACACCCCAGCGGATCAGTACGCACGCGGTTGAGACTGCTATGTCTGGTTACGTTTTAAGCGATGCAACGGCTTTCACGTATCAGCAGGAAGGCCATATCTTTTACGTGTTGACCTTCCCAACATCGAACAAAACGTGGGTGTATGACGCTGCGACCCAACTATGGCATGAGCGTGCTTGGATAGAGCCACTGAGCGGCGTTTTAAAGCGCTGGCGTGCTAATTGCAGTGTGTTTTTCAATGGCGAACATATTGTCGGTGACTTTGAAAACGGCAATTACTACTCGCTTGATTCAAACACCTACACCGACAACAGCGAGCCGATATTGCGCCGACGGCGCACTGCCACGCTTGAAAACCTGCAAACCAGGCAGTTTTACACCACATTGCAAGTTGATATGGAGACTGGGGTAGGCACTGCCACAGGCCAAGGCGCTGACCCTAAATTAATGCTTCGTTACTCGAATGACGGCGGGCATACGTGGAGCAATGAAAAGCTAGCCACTGTCGGCAAAACTGGCGAATATGGGGCTAGGGCAAAGTTTGACCGCTTGGGCGCTGGCCGCAATCGCTTGTGGGAAATATCCATGACTGATCCGGTTAAGTTTTCCGTGATTGGTGCTGTGCTTTACGCGGATAGCGGGACAAACTGATGGCGGTTTTAAATCTGTTCCCTGACCGGGTGGCATTTGTCAACCAGAACGGCACGCTAACACGCGAAGCACAAAAAGCCTTCCAGATATTGTTTAGCCGCGTCGGTGGCGCTTTGGGCGATTCTGGTACGGATGTATTCGGTCAATTGTTTGGCGCTCCTACTGATTCGGCAAACAACCTGAGTAACGCGCTATCTGACGTGGTGCAACCCACGTCTACTGACATTGCTTATTTAGACACTGTGCAGCCTGTAAGTTTTGGCACTGACTTTTACAGCGATGTCGTGCAGTATCAAGCATCAAGCAAAGACATTGCCGGGTTAGTATTACCGGATGTTATGCAGCCTGCAAGCAAAGACCGTGAGCCGGGGGTTTTTACCAGCATCGACGTATCGGGCAATGCAAGTATTGGCGGCACGCTAAAACTATCGGGCGGTACGGTTGGCCTGCCTAGTTTGTATTGGTCAACCGATACAACAACCGGGTTTTACCGGATTGGCGCAAACAATAACGGGTATGCAGTCAGCGGCGTAAAAGTGCTGGACTTTACCGCTACGGGTCTAACCATTAGCCCGGTAAGCGGTGCGCTGATTTTTTCAGGCTCTGTTTCAGGCCAAGTTATCGCCAATAACGCTGATTTATACCTTGATGCAGCGGCGGGGAAAGTCATTTACATTCGCCCGAATGGGGGTGCTACTGCTGGCATATTTTCAAGCGCCGGTCTTGCAGTTACTGGAACTTCACGAGCGACTGGCGGTGGGGCTATTAACGGTAAAGCGGCAGTCGTTAACGTCGCGGCTCCTACTGCCGCTGGGGCAACCTATACCGCTACGGAACAAGCCCTGATAAACGACATTCGCACGCGGCTGATTAATTTTGGCATTTACACATAGAAAGCAAACATGCAAAGACTACCTTCGCGATTAGTAGACGGCTCGCAGCTTACGGCGGCGGCGGTTATTTACTACACAGCACCAGCCAACACAATCACGACAATTGCGGCTTGTACACTAACAAACACTACAGCAGGGGCGGTGACTGCTACTATGCACCTTGTGCCTACTGGTGGCTCGCCTACTGCGTCTAATATGATTTTGTCAGCTCGGGTTATTGCAGCGGGCGAAAGCTATAACGTCAGTTCTGCGATTGGTCAAACCTTGGCGGCTGGCGGCATGATCCAAGCGCTGGCAAGTGCTGCGACTAGTATTAATCTGGTTGCATCAGGCTACGCTACAAACCCCTAAATTGTGAGACTTCCTGACGGATGGATTGAACATCCCATTTATCGAAGCGGCCAAAAAGTCGCTTTTTTTTTGATCAAAGAAAATGAAATTCATTGCCTTCGATTAAACGATGTAAAAGGCAAGTGGTTAACACACCAAGCCTTAAAGCAATTGACGCGGCCTATTTTTAAACAGTACGGCCATTTGATTACAAAAGTCCGCCAGGACAACCACACCGGGCACAGATTTGTAACCCGGCTAGGGTTTGCAGAAACAAGCCGTGACGAAACCAACATTTATTACAGAGCTGAAAGGCTAAACCATGCGCGACTTTGACCCTACCGCAAGTGAATACATTTCAAGTGGATACATTTTTAACAACCGTCCGGGCGGCCT